CTGGCCTGGTGATCCGCCGCTCCTCGCCACCCGAATAGTTCTTCACGAGGCTGAACCGGATGGTTGCTCCGTCTCCCGTCCCGATCTGTTGATCGCTCGCGGTCGGTGAGCCTGCCATGCCGTTGGAGCTGAAGTCATACGGATCGCGAAACCGGAACCCGATGGCGGCCCCCCGCCGCGCTCGAAAGAACGCCAGCAGCGTCTCGATATCCGCATCGCTTCGCACACCCGGCCCGGCGTCGAACCTGAGCCGTGCCTGCTGCCAGTTCACGTTGCGATATTCATTGCCGCTCGCGCTCGTCACGACATTGGTCGAGAAAGCCGGCGCGACGCTCGCCTCCGCGCCGATTTCAATCGGGAAGCTCACGTCGTCGAATGCGATCACCGGCTTTTCTCCAAAAATCGTCAGTCCGTCGCGGACCACCTGCGGCAGCGCCCACAGGAACACCTCGGCCACGCCTCGCGTCCCAGCCTCGTCCGCTGCTGAAATGATGTCCCGCCAGCCCGCGCGTTCGCTGGCATCGGCGACGAACCCGGCGAAATAATGCTGTTCCGCGGGACTGTAGCCGAGCCGCTGTTCGACCTCGGCATAAGCGGCGGCGCGCCAACTCGTCCGGCCTGCCGTCACCCACTCGTAATCCTCGAGCTGGAGCACCTCGAATGCGGGCGTCGCCCAGCCAAGCGGAAGGTTCGCGCGCTTCAGTTCCGGCGCCGCCGGATCGAGCACCGTCGGCAAGTAAGCGAGCGCGAGGAGCTTTGCGTCGGGCACTGCGGCCCGCACGCTATCGCCGATCGATTTCGTCGAGCTCGCAAGCAATTCGCCCGCCTGGTCGAGCAACGCCAGCTGTTCGATCGACATCACCGCCCGGACATCGGCGATTTCGACCGGGTTTCCGCCCAGCGCCAGCTTCGCCGCATCGTCATACAGGCATAGCGCGCCATCCGGCATGACCCACCACCAGGGCTCCCCGATCTGGACCTGCGGCTGGAGTCCGAATTCCACCGAAATCCCGGCGAGCTCAGCAGCAGCCCTGCCCAAAAATCCGATCGCGTTTGCGCTCGCCGGCGAGACGAGCGCCGATGGCAGATCCCACGCGGTGAGGCCCACGCTGCCGTCGAACGCGCGCTGCTTCCACGCGTCCGGGCAAAACATGTCGAGGATCTCGTAGGAAACCGACCAGATCAGCCCGTAGCCGCGCTCCGCAGCCGCCCGCGCCAGATCGCGATGCCAGGCCCGCGCCGCCGCATTCAGCGTCCGGCTCGAGTCCAGCAACCCCGCCCCGTCGAGGGCGAAATAATGGCTCATTCCGACATAGTGATTGATGGTGCCGCGGAACCCGAGCCGCTCGGCCGCGGCGATGACGCGCTCCGGCGGCAGATCGTACATGTCGTCATAGGCCGTCGCGATCCGCAGCCCATGCTCTGGTGCCACCGCATCGTTGATCGACAGCACACTGTTCGAACCGGTGCAGGCGATTTCGCTGATCGTGACGGTCACCGGCGCGGGCGCTGACCGGATGTCCTGCGAACCTTCCGCATAGTCCGGAGGCACGATGCTGATGAACATCCGGTCGATGTCGCCCGGCTCGACCCGGTTCGCGTCCGCGGGAAGCGAAAAACCCCCGTCCAGCGCGTCGAAATCTACTGTGATCACCGCATCGTCTGGCGTGCCTGCTGCGTAATTCCACAGCCGCACGAACCAGCTTTGAGGGTTTCCCGAAGAATCCCGTCCCTCGATCGTAAGCGTCGGCCCGTTCACCGCATCGAGCGGCATTGCACTGGTCGACTGCCACCGGAACGACAACTGCGTCTTCGAATAGTCGCGGTTTGTCTCCCGTGTATGCGCCGGATGCGCTCTCTTGTCCTCGCTTCCGAAGATGAGGCCGACCAGATCACCTTTGCGAAGGAACTCAGCTTCGACCGTGAGGCCATGCCCGTCGCTGCTCGTCACGGTGCTGGCGATCGTTCCCCGCGGAAAATCGACAGTCCAATGAAGCGGGTCGAACCTCTTCACCCATGTCGTGACGATCGGTGCGTCCGGGCTCGTAAACCAGTGATTCACTCAAGCATCCTTTCGAAGCGCCGACCGGACCGCCCGCGCGACCTGGCGCGACGATTGCCTCAGCGCCTGCGGCTCATTCGTCGTCGGAGACACGACCGAGATTGCGACCCGGACATCGCGGGCGCGGCCGCCGGAAGCCGCCTCGATGCGCCCGCTACTGGAGGGCACGAACAGCTCCGGTCCCCGCTCGCCGACCATGTAGGCGCGGCCGCCGCTGACAGGGCCGCCGGTCGCTCTTCCGGGCGATCCGAACAGGCTCGCGATCAGGCCGCCGATGCCGTTGATCAACCCCGCCCCGACGCTTCCGCCGCCCGCTGGCCTGAACAGGCCGCGAAGCGAGGCCGACGCAATGTCCGACATCGCTGCCAGCGCCACTTTCTTCAGATCGTCGAAGCCGACCTTTCCGCTCGTGATCGCGCGCGTGAGAGCCGTATCGATCAGCCTTCCCGCGCGACCGGCGCCGCTAACCAGCGGTCCCTCAAGCTCGCCGCGCATCGTCGCGACATCGCGCGCAAAACCGGCGGTGTCGGCGCGAACGCTGATCACCATCCGTTCGATCTCTTCGTCCATCAACTCTCTCGATTGTCGGGAAACAGTGTCAGCAGCCGTTCCATTGCCGCGCGGTCCATTTGCTCATCGCTTTGGCTGTCGAGGCCGAGTGCCGTCGCGAACTCGGCGGGCGTGGCACTCCAGAACTCGTCCGGCCGCCAGCCGAGCAGCGAAGTGGCAAATCCCGCCAGCTCCGCCGCTCGCTCGCCGAATCGCCTGCCCTGATGACGAAAATCAGGACCATCTGGGGGATGGTTCGTTTTCGTCATGACGAAGGGTCATTTCCCTCTTAGAATCTGTTCCAGGATCAGGCGCAGTGTCGGGCTGATCCCGGCCAACCCAGTCTCGACCACAGCCTCCCCAATCCGCTCGCGCGTGATCGCCTTCGGCCGGTCGGATGAAAGATGGTCGAACAGGGCCGCGATCTCGTGCAGCGCCAGCTTCCCCTCGCTTGCCCGCTCCACCAATCCGAACAGCGGCCCGAGCTCCTCCTCCGCCGCGACCAGCGCCGTGAAGCTCGGCCGAAGCACGAGCGTCTCGCCCGCAACCTGAAGGCTCACTTCACCGCGATGAGGATTGGCGCTCATAGTGCGATGACCTCGCCCGAGCTTTCCAGCGCCAGCGTATAATTGCGCTCCCCGTTGAAGTCCCCGGCATATTCGAGCCGCGTGACGAGGAACTCGCCCTGCATCCTCTCGCCGCTCTCGAAACTGAGCTCATAATCTTCCAGCGCGCCCGTCAGCGCGAGCGCCCGCACCTGGGCTTCCGCCGAGCTTCCGGTGAAGATCCCGCTGGCCGCGACCGAGACCGAACGCACCCCGGCGCCCGACAACAGCTCGCGCCAGCCGCCGCTGCCCTTGTTGGTAATCGCAACCGCATCGCCATTGATCGACAGCGGCGTGGTCTTCAGCCCTGCCACAGTCGTGAAGCCCGGCGGGCTCGCGCCGTCGCCGATCTTCAGCAGGAATGCGCTGCCGCGTTCCGCCGCCATACTCTTCTCCTTGTCTGAAACTCCCCTCCCCTTGATGGGGAGGAGTTGGGGGTGGGGTGATCAGGCCGTCAGCAGCCGCGCCCGAAAATCGATCGCCGTCGCCCAGGGTCCGGCTACGTCGCGAATGGTGCGCCGCCGAATGAGGTTCAGCGAAACCAGCTGCCATGCATCCGTGATGTTCGTCGCCAACACCTGCGCCTCGACGCTGTCGGCAAGCGCCTGCAACCGCGCCGGCTGGTCGTCCCAGACGGTGACTGCAACCAGCACTTCACGGCCGCTCCCGCTCTTGTGGCTCCAGTCGCTTTCTGTGGAAGCGTCAATTGCCGCATAGGGGTAGGCCGCGCGCGCCGGCGGGCCGTCGAACACGCCCGTCAACTCGCTGAGCGTTCCGATGACGGAGGCGAGCGCAGCTTGCAGGCTCGCTCCGGCACTCATGCCACGCTCCTTCCCGCAAACCGCAGCGACGGGTCTCCCAGCCACCTCCGCGCCAGCCGGCGTCCCCGCAGTGTCACCGAATCGGCGCCGGCTTCGGCGCCCAGGCCCTGGTCCCGTATGGTCGCGGCGATCTGATCGAGCCGCTTGCGTTGCGCCGCGCGCGCAATTCCATCGGCGCGCGCCAGCAAATTCTCCATCATGCCCGGGCCTCCTCGCATCGAAGCACCAGGCGATCGGGATAGCGCGGATCGTCCAACAGCTGCCGGATCATCAAGATTCTCGCCCCCCATCGGACGCGCTGGTCGATGGCTACGCCTTCGCGCCGCCGGATCGTGACCCGAAGCTTCGGCATCGCACTCAATGCCATGGCCTCGCTTTGGGGCCCGACACCCTCCAGCTCCACCGCGGCGAGACAGCTCGCGACCGGCTCCCAGCCCGATTCCTGGATGCCTGTCTGAGTTCTCGCCGTAACCGGCCGCTGGATCCTGATCCGCTGGCGAAGGGTTCCCGCGAATTCGGTCACGCCAGCCTCAACCTGCGGAACGGTCGCCAGAGGGCCGTCACCGCGGCCGGAATTTCTCCACCCTCGCCGTCGCGGGAAGTGAACAGGTAAGCGACCAATCTCAACACACCCTGCCGGATCGCCTCGTGAACAGTGTTCTGTCCAATCGCCATTCCGGCAG